CGTGTTCGCCGTGAGCAGTCCGAAGTGCGACAGGAAACGGCTCGGGCCGCCCTCCTGCTTCTCCTTGTCGTACGCCCCGTACCATGTGAACGTCGCCGTGTCCTTCGCGCGCGTGGCCGCCACATAGAACAGCCGGATCTCGCTCTCGATCTCCGCTCCCTTGACGTCGGTGAGGTGCGGCGACGCCGATCGCTTGTGCGGGAGCACGCCCTCCGTCGACTGGACGAAGACATGCTTCCACTCCAGTCCCTTGGAGCGGTGGATCGTCGATAGCGTCACCTTGTCGTCGGGGAGCGCGTCATCGGCGCCGACCTTCGCGTTGCCGCTGCACCGCTCCGCGAAGTCGATGAAGTCGACGACGTTGGTGAAGCGCCGCGCCACGCGGCAGATCGCCCGGTACGCGCCCGGCGTGTCCTCGTCCGGCACCAGCAGGTCGCCCTTCTCCCGCTGCCGGCGCGCGATCGCGGCCCCCAGCAGGAGGCTCTCGACCGCGAGGACGACGTCCACCCAGCCGCGCTTCGCCCGGAGGTCGCGCAGCGTCGCCGTGAGCGCGTGGGCGCCCTTCTGCTGGCCCGGCTTCAGGCTGTTGCCGGCCACCTCGCACGCGCGGATCAGGTCGCCGCCGCACATCGGCAGCATGTTCTTCACCTGCGCGACGTAGTCCTTCCCGAGGAAGCGGGTCGGGCGGTTGACGATCTGCTCCAGCGACGGGATCGCGTCGTGGTACGCGAGCACGCAGTACGACATGACGTCCATCGCCTCGCGGGAGGTGAACAGCGTGTTGTCGCCGACGACCACGTTGTCGATGTTCCGCGCGGTGAGGGCCGCTTGGATGTCGAGCAGCGCCGCGTTGGTGCGGGTGAGGACGGCGTAGGCGCCGGCCTTCTCGCCACGGGCGATGCCCGTGTCGATCTGCCGCGCGATCCACTCGGCCTCGTCTTCCTCGTCGGTCAGGTTGCCCTTGACCGTCGGCCCCGTCGTACCTGTCCGGTGCGCGCTCGCCACGGTGCCGAGCGCCCACGCGTAGTCCTTCGCGACCCGGTTGCCGAGTTCCACGATCCCCGGCGTCGACCGGTAGTTCGTGTTCAGCGGCAGCGTCTTCGCCTTCAGATCCTTGTCGGCCCCGAGGAACAACTCCGGGTACGCGCCGCGCCAGACATGGACGGTCTGGCGGGCGTCGCCGACGAGGATGACGCGGCCCGTCGGCCCCGCGATCAGGCGCGCGATCTCGATCTGCGTCTGCGTGTTGTCCTGCGCCTCGTCCACGATGACGACGTCCGCGTCGGACGGCAGCGCGCCGGCGGCCAGCGCGTTCCGGTACTCGGCGAGAACGTCGGCGAAGTCCCACGCGCCGAGCGCCTTCTTGGCGTCCACGAACATCTGCCACGCGCGCTTGAACTCCGTGAGGAGCACCTTCCGCTTGCGGAGCATCGGCGCCGTGAGCGCCGACGGGTCGTCGACCATGTCCGAGCGGAACAGGTCGACGCCGCGCGCGTAGGACGGCGGATCGGCGTTCGGGATCTTGAGGCTGTCGACCCCGAGGCCCGGCACGCGGCCGAACTGCACGACCGTGCGCCAGAGGATGCCGCTCGACGGGACGTCGGGCGCGCGCTCCTTGCCGGGGAGGTCGATGTTGAACCGCGACTGCCACTTGCCGGGGTTGAGCGTCCTCATGCTGCGGAGCGCGAGGCTGTGGAAGGTGCCGATCCGCAGCGCGGCGTAGGCCGTCGATGTGACGACCGCCTTGATGCGGTGCTTCAGTTCGTTGCCGGCCTTCGCCGTGAACGTCGTCACGACGATCCGCTCCGCGGGGACGCCCTGCGCCACCAACGAGCCGACGAGTGCGGTGATCGTGGTCGTCTTGCCGCTGCCCGCGGCGGCGACAACCCGAAGGTTGCCGTCCGCCGGGAGCCACGACGCGACCTCCCGCTGGTCGCCGTCGAGGCGAGCCAGCAGGGCGACGAGCGCCGGGAGCATCAGATGCTCGCGACGTTGTCGAAGATGATCGGCGTGTGCGGCCCGAGGTCGATGTTGCCGACGTTGTCGTCGATCCACTTGTTCGCCATGAGGGGGCCGTAGCCGTCGCGCGCGAGGATGCTGACCATCTTGTTGCGGTCGTACACGACGCCGAGGGCGCCGGTCACCGTCCTGCCGACGCCGACCACGGCGTCGTCGAAGCCCTCAAGGAACACGAACGACACCTTCGGGTTGAGGGTGAGGATGTCGTCGATCGTGGAGGGGCGGGAGGAGGAGCGGAAGTCGGGGGTAGCCATGGTGGTCTCCGTGGGGGTTGGGTCTAGGGGTTGCTGCGGTCGACGATCGTCCAGCCCGCAGGGGTGCGTCCGGACGGCTTGATGGGGGAGGTGAGGATCACCTGCCCCGGTGCTGCGGAAAGCGCGACCATCACGTTCCGCAGCGTGTTCGGGTCGAAGGCCCGTTCTTCAGGAGTAAACACCGTGAGGTCGGCGTCGCCGGCGACCGCACAGCCGAGTGCCAACGTGACGCGCGCCCACTCCGCGCCCGACAGGGCGCCGTGGTGCTTGCCGTCGCGCAGGAGGCCGTACTGGCAGACGTCGCGGTCGCCGTCCCGGAGGCGCAGGAAGAACGTGTCGCCGGCCGGCATGAACGCCTGCACCTTCGCCGTGAAGGCGCCGATCGCGAGGTCGAGCAGATCCTTGACCGCCGCGGTGCAGGCCTCGTGGATCTCCTTGGCGCGCACGGCGGCCTTCTGCGCGTTCCACACCGTCTCGCGGAGGCCGTCGACCGACAGCCACGCGCTCGTGGTGCGCCGCAGCATGTCCGCCCGGTCGCGGGCCGCCGCCAGCGCCGCCTCGTCACGGACAGCCGTGGCCGGGGCGTCGTCGATCGTCGCCAGCCGGCCCTCGATCTCCTCGATCATGTCCAGCGTGGCGTTGGCCCGCATCAGGGCCAGCGCGGCGTCGTTCTCGGCGTCCGCGAGGCTGCGCTCCGCGGCCGCGTACGTCTGCTTCAGGTCGGCCAGCCCCTCGATGGAGGCCGCGACGTCAGACGCCTCGGCGCGCATGTCGTCGTTCCACGCGGTGCCGCAGACGATGCAGACCTCGTAGTCGGCGGCAGCGGTGGCGACCGCGTGGACATGGTGCAGGAGCGCCGACACCTCGGGCGGACGATCCATCTTCGCCAGCCGGCCCTTGCGGGCCTCCACCACGGCCCGCGCCGCCATGAGCGCCTCGGCGAGACCCTCGACCTCCGCCGCGAGGCTCGCGTGCCGGGACTGCATCTCCGCGCGCGTCGGCGCCGCAGACGCGGTCGGCAGCGCCGCGAGCCGGTCGACCTCGTCGTACGCCGCCTTCAACTCGGCGTCCGTCGGCTTCGGCATGAGGCCCGCCGACATGCGCGCCTTCGTGGCCTCCGCGGCCTCGGCCTCCTGCTTGTGGGTGCGGGCCGCCGTCTTCGCGGCGTCGAGCACGAGGAGGAGGCGGTCGATCTCGGTGCCGAGGCGCCCGTTCGCCATGGTCGCGTAGTCGGTGTGCAACTCCTCGGGCAGCAGGCGCAGGACGTCGGCACGCGTGAGCGTGGCGCCGCTGTGGGAGAGCAGGAACTTGCGGGCGCGGTCGGGGCTGCCCGTCAGGTTCTCGCGAACCGACTGCACGGGGAAGGAGATCGTCAGGTTCTCGCTGTGCGTCACCGGACGCGACCAGCCGCCGCCGGCCTTGCGGGCCGCGTCGAACGTGAGGATGCGCTCGTCGGACAACTCGACGCGGGCCGTGAGGTCGCCGTCCTCGGGAGCGAGGAGGCCGATCAGGCCGGCATCGCCGACGTCGCTGCGGCCCGCCACATCGGACACGCGCCCCGTGAGGACGAGTTCGACGGTGTTCTGGATCGCGCTCTTGCCGCTGCCGTTGGGGCCGACGACGAGGGTGCGGTAGCCGAGCGGCGTGCTGACGCCACCCTTGATGTTCGAGGACGCAAAGCCGACATGAAGACGGTCAGACACGGTGGACTCCGGGGGTTCATGATCCTAGTACCCCCGAGGCTGCCGGCTGTCAATACCGTCAGGACAGAGAACTCTCGACCTTCTCCAGCAGGGCTTCCAGCGCGCGGACGTCGCCCGCTTGCTGGGGGCCGTGGAGGCCGGAAAGCCAGCGGTACACGGTACGCGCGCTGACCCGGCCGTCGAGTTCCTCGGCGATCTTCTCGGGGCGAAGGCCGTGCGCAAGCAGGCGCTCGACGAGTTCCTGTGCGCGGGCCTTGGTGACGATGGTGGCGTGGGCGTCCATGATGCGACGCTATCGCCGGTGTTGTCGACTGTCAATAGTTTCGGCTGTCTACGGCCCGGAGATACCACCCGTGGGTGTAGTTCTGCGGATCGTCCTCGATCACGGCCTCGATGTGCTGCGGATCGAGGGAGGCGGCGGGCCACAGGAGGACGCGCTTCCGCTCCTCCAGCGCGATCGTCAGGATCTGCGCGGTCGCCTTGCCGACGTAGACCGTCGGGCAGACGAACATGTGGTACCGCGGCTCGTACGACGGGAAGACGCGGCCGGCGGCGACGTCCCGCACCCAGCCGTCCCACGAGCCGACGGTCGCGAAGTGCGTCGACCATTCGGTGTGGGCCGGGACGACCTCTACCGCGTCGCCGATCGCCTCGGTCAGCAGGGCGCCGATGCGGGCGCACTCTGCCTCCACCTCGGTCGGGTTGGCCCCCTTGGCGGCGGCGTAGAACGCGCGGATCATCAGACCTCCTTCCATGTGCGGCCGATCGCCGCGGTTGCCGAGAACGTGACGCCGGGGAGTCCGGGCGCGATCTGGTTCATGCACTCCTCCAGCAGCCGGCCGCCGAGCCGGGCGGTCTCCTCGTCGGGGCACTCCAGCACGAGGGCGTCGTGGCATTGGTTGATGAGGCCGGTGTGCGGCCCCCAGATGCCCGGCGGCACGCGCTCGCGGAGTTCCAGCATGGACTTCGCGATCAACGAGGCGCCGGCCCCTTGGATGGGGAAGTTCACCATCTCGTTCAGGTTCTCGCCGTCGAGGAACCAGCGCCGGCGGCCCATCACCGGCTCCGTGAGGAAGCCGTCACGGCGCCACGCCTCCAGTTCGCGCTCCCAGCCCGCCGGAAACTCCTTGGCGTTCTGGAGCCAGTTCTGGTGCATCTGCCGGACTTCCCGCACGGAGAGGTTGAGGTAGATCAGGTCGCCGGCGGCGTTCTCCGTCTCGGTCAGCACGCGATGCACCGTCTCGACGGAGGCGGCGTACTGGGAGGCGTACTGCACGCGCTTCGCGAGGTTGCGGAGTTTGTACGCCTCGCCCGTCCACTTGCCGGTGCCGTCGAGGATGAACAGGTCGCCGTCCCACTTGCCGCCGGGGAAGCCCTCCGCGTTGCGGAACTGCTTGCCGAAGACGGCGAGCGCGGTCGAGGCGTGCGGGTCGGCGCCGGCGTCGAACGCGCGCAGGTAGAGGCTGGCGTTCCACCGGGACGCCGCGATGCGGAGTTCGAGTTGGTCGGCGTCCGCGCCGACGAGCCGGCGGTTGCCCTTCACGCCGACGAGCGTGCGGAGCCACGACGGGAAGTTCTGGGCGTTGATCGGCTTGCTCGACGACAGGCGGCCCGACGTCGTGACATGCGCGTTGTAGCCGGGGTGCATGCGCCCCGTCCGCGGGTCGACGATCCCCGTCTTCTTCTGCCCGTACTTCAGCCGCGCCTCGCGCTCGTCGTGGGACTCCTCCTCGTCCCAGCCGTCCTCCGCGTACTCGTCCCATGTCCGCAACTTGACGATGTAGGTGCCGAGCGCCTTCTGCGCGCTCCGGTAGTTGCGGAGCGTGAGCAGGAACTCACGGTGATCGTCCTCCAGCGGGAGGGTCAGCATCGAACGGATGACGGTGTCGGAGGTCGAAGGGTCGCCGTTCGCCGTGTAGCGATCCTTGGCGTCGCACGGCGGCTCCAGCCGCCACTTCTCGAAGAACAACTCCTGAAGTTGCTGGTTCGAGCCGGGGTTGAACGCCGCGTTGCCGGCGATCGTCTGAAGTTTGGCGCGGTACTGGAAGACCTCGGTGTGCGTCTTGCGCTCCTTCTTGACGCGCTCCTCCTGATCGACGGGCATCCCGATCGTGTGCATCTCGGTGCAGATCGACTGGATGCCGTGGTCGACGGGGATGAGGTGCGCCTGCTCGCGGAGGTTCACGTTCCGGAGCAGCGGCTCGACGACGCGCGCCGTGACGACGACGTCCTTGCCGCAGTAGTCGTGCAACTGCTCGTCCGTCTCCGACCCCCACGCCAACTTGTTGCCCTCGCGGTCGGTCTTCCACGACGGCGCGTCGGTGTACATCGACCCGACGAAGCCGAGGTTGTGCGGCAACTCGGACTCGCCGCAGAGCCGGTGGAGCAGGATGGTGTCGAGCAGCGGCTTCGGCGTGTACTTCTCCTGCGACTCCATGACCATGCGGTCGTAGGAGCCGGCGTTGTGCCCGACCTTCATCTTCGTCTCGTCGAGGAAGAAGTCGCGGAGCACCTCCCGCACGCGGCGGGCCTCCGCTGCCGGGTAGAACTGTGTGTAGCCGTCCTTGCCGAGCAGCCCGACGACGACCACCTCCTCCGTGGTGCCGATGCCGACGCAGCGGATCTTGGCGGTGAGCGCCTCGATGCCGTCGGTCTCCAAGTCGTACGCGAAGAACGGGGCATCCTGCGCGAGGAAGCGGCGCAGCGTCTCCGCGTCGGGGTGGTACATGACGCGCGGCGCCCGCCAGCCGAGCACGCCGGCCCACCAGCGCACAGCGCGACCGATGTCGCTGCGGAAGGCGTGCGTCCAGCGCCGAGCGCGCATTACGAACGACGGGTGCAGGGTCGGCATGGCACGGATCGACCGCGCGCCCGGCGGGGGCTGCGCGACGTCCTCCTTGCTCAACGTCTGCACGCTGACGAGGCCGCGGTCGTCGCGGCGCTCGACCAACCAGCCGTCGATCATGCCGCCCCGGAGGTCGGAGATCGACGCGCCGAGGCCCAGCGCGTTGCGGAGGCCGAGGCCGCCGACGACGAGCACCTTCTCGAAGTCGCGGATCTCCGACACGAGGCGCGGCCGGCAGCAGTCCTGCGGCAGCAACTTGGTCGGCAGGAGCGGCTGGCCGGCCTTCGCCCGCGCCGTGTTCTCCTTCGCGATCTTCCGGTTCTCCTTCTGCACCTTGGCGACGACGGCCTCCAACTTGCCGTCCGGCGGGCGGCAGAGGAGCGCGTTCGTCAGGTGCAGGTCGCGGCGGTCGAGGCCCGCCTGCTGGAGCGCCTGATCGAACTCCCCGCCAGCGGCGCCCGTGAAGGGGCGCGCGTTCCGCATGTCGTCGATGCCGGGGTAGTCACCGACGACGGCGATGGACGCCGTGCTGCGCGTCTCGGGCGGCACGACGGTGGAGCACCCGTTGAGCGGACAGAGGTCGCAGCGGGCGCCGAACTGGCGGGGTTCGTAGGTCACGGCAGGTCAACCAGAAACAGGGTGGGGAGGGGATCGGTGTCGGTGGGGGTGCGCTTGTGCCAGATGAACCACGCGTAATCCGTCGCGTCAGTTTTGCCATCTGGCGTAAACGACGGCCGGCGAGGAAAGACATGGACGTCGGGCAGCCCGATCTCCCGGTAGAGGCCGCGCGCTCGCCCGGCCCCCGCGAGGAAGTTCAGACGCAGGAGGAAGGCGACCCCCTTGTCCGCGACCTCCCACGCGCGCCGGATGAACGGCTCCGCGTAGACGTACGGCGGGTTGCCAACCACCCAGTTGACGTCGCCCCAGCGCGTGAAGTCGCCGGTCAGGAAGTCGTCCAGCACGACGGAGCGGCCGAGCGGCTCAATGTCGATCTCCGACAGCCGGACGCCGGCGCCGGTCGCCAGCAGCGCATCGCCGAAGACGCCGTCACCGGCGCACGGGTCGAGGACATGGGTGCCGAAGCCGACATGCGGCGCGAGCGCCCGGATGCAGGCCTCGGCCGCCCAGTCGGGGGTGCGGTAGTAGTCACGCTCGGCGCGGATCGCGCCACGGTTGGCGGCGCTCACAGGCCCGCGTCCCACAGCCCGGGCTGTGCCTCGACGTTGGACTCCTCGGTCTCCTCGTCCACGCACTCCGCGTCCTCGGCGATGCGGCGGAACTTGGCGAGCGCCCGCTCCGTGGCCGAGATCGCGTAGGTCACGCTCTCCGCCACCGTCCGGTCGATCATGCGCTCGACGTCATCCGGGCCGCTGTGGCGCTCGGCCGCCCGGTCGCGCTGGAGCGCGGCGGCCTCCACCAGCAGGGAGGTGATGTACGCCAGATCAATGGCGGACGCGCGGAGGGACTCGATGTGGGCGGGCAGCGGCTGCATGGTGAACTCCTGCGGTAGAAACGCGAAAACCCCGTCTCTCCGGGTGTCACGCTGTTTGGAGCCGCGTTCGCTCACCGGCCTGTCACGGTGATGGAAGTGATGATGCCGGTCTCTCCCGGCCGTCACGCCTACGGTACTGCCCCTGTACAGCACCCCGCGCGGGGCGTTCCGCGCCCATGTTCGCCCCCGCAGGCAACACGGCAAGAGGGAAGAAAGGGGAGCCGCCGACTAGCGGAGGCCGAGGGCCGCGCGGAGGTTCGCCGAGCTCGGGGCCGCGCCAGCGGCGATGGGGGCCGCGGGGGTGACCGCAGCCGGGGCGGCGACCGCGGGGGCCGCGGCGGAGACCGCCGGGGTGTTCACGGTGACCGCCGCGCCGGCGCCAGCCGCCGCGACCGCCTCGTCGGCGCGCTTGCCGTTCGCCCAGTCGGTCGGCGTCAGGAACTTGATGTCGTCGTACTCCTTCCCGCTGCCGTCGGTCGCCGGGCGCTTGCCGTTGTAAACGTGGACGGTGCCGCCGACGAACGAGTCACGGTTGAACGTGATCGAGCCGTTGTCGAGCACGGCCGCCGTGTAGCCGAAGGACTCGGCCACGCCACGCCAGCGGGCGATCGCCAACTTGTCGCCCTCGTTCTCGGGGAGGAAGACGTCGGCGGTGCGGGTGATGCCCCCGAAGTCGAGCGTGAACACGGCCTTGGTCAGGTTCTTGCCGTCACGGGTGGTGAGCGGGAGCGTGCCGAAGTCGGTGACGACCGGCTGGTAGTAGCCCTTGTCGAGGGACTTCTTGTTGCCCGAGATGGGGGCCACGCCAGCGAGGTTGAGGGAGATGGTGACGTTGCGGTTGATGTTGTCCACGAGGACTCCTTGGGGGTATACGCCGGACTCCGCGCCGGTATGCGCCGCCTTGTGGCGGAGGGGAACTAGATGAAGGTGGCGTACTTGGCAGCGCGAGCGCGCCGCAGGGCGGTGCGATCCATCGCGTCCCGGATCGCCCAGCGGGCGTGCAGCGGGTGGACACCCGCGCCGGTCAGCATCTGGTAGGCCGCGTTGGCGGCCGGAATGGCCTCCGGGATCGGAAGGTTGACCCAGTTCTGGGCCAGCCCCTCGATGACCTCCTCCTGCCACAGGAGGTCGGCGTGGCGCCGGACGCCGTAGCCGGCGTCCCGCAGGATCTCGCCGAGGTTCATCGGCGCCGGATCGACGACACCGTCGCGATCCTTCATGACGTAGTTGGGGTCGAGGAAGCAGCGGTAGACGGAGGGCCAAGGCTTGCGGTTCGCGTCGTGGACGGCGCGGTAGACCTTGTCGCACATGGCGGGCAACTGCTCGGGCAACTTGCCCGAGAGGGCAGGGCCGCCGCGGACGCGGGTGCCGTCCTGCTTGGTCGCCGGGACAGTCTCCCAGCAGTTCACGATGACATGGCACTTGGCTTCGAGGCGGCAGGCGTCGCGGAAGTCGAGAACGATGTCGCGGAGGAGACCCCACATGCGGAAGCCGCTGGCCTTCTTCTCGACCTTGGCGAACGTCTGCTCGGCGAGGAACGAGAGGTCGTCAACGACGATCGCGTCGTACTTGCTGTTCTTGGCTTCCTTGCGGACGAGCGCCGTGGCCTGCTCGATGTCGGTGACATGCGCCGTGGCCGGCTCATAGCCAACGACGGAGCGCAACGGCTTGAGCGCGCCGGGGGCAGCGAGGAACAGACCGCTGGGGAAGGAGTACCCGCAGTCCGTCGTCTTGCCCACGCCCGGAGGGCCGTAGATGCAGACGAAGGCGGGTTCCTTCGGCGGGGGAGGAGTGAAGTTCGCGTTCGGGGTCATGGTGTCTTTTATGTACCTCTGTGTTCGTCAGGTGTCAACGGGGCGAGGACGATTTTCTCTCGGGGGCCGATCCGGGGGGTTCAGATCGCTCGGCCCCAGCGGCAGAGTTCGCGGGCGGGGCAGGCGCCGTACCGCGTGAAGCAGGTGTGCTCGGTGGGGATCGCCGGCCAGTCGTTCGGATCGAGATCCTGCGCGTCGAGCGCCGCGATCTGCTTCTCCGCGTAGTCGATCAACTTCGGGAACTTGAGCATCAGGTTGGGCGTCGGCTCCAGCGCCGGGCGCTCAAAGCGGGGCGTCTTGCCCGCCTGAATGAGGTTCAGAATGACGCCGCCGAAGCGGTCGCCGTACGCGGTGCCGAGCCACCGGTAGGCGATCAACTGGCCCGAGGTGCTGTAGGCCCGGACGGTGCGGGCCTCGATGCGCTGGGTGGACTTGTGGTCGATCAGGTACACCTTGCCCGCCTGCTCCCAGACGAGGTCGACGCGAGCGGTGTACGGGTGCCCCTCGAAGGTGGCCTCGAAGACCTCCTCAACGTGAAGCACCTTGATGCGGTGCTCCTCCAGCGCGTAGTGAGAGAGGTAGGCGTCCACCGTCAGGCGGGCCTCCTCCTCGATCTCCGGGGTCGACCCCTTACGGATGCCGAGTTCCCGGATCGCCTCGGTCGGCGTGTAGTACGCCTCGGGGTCGCGCCCGTGCTGCCGCTCCCGCAGCCTCGCGTAGTAGTGCGCGAGGCCGACATGGATCAGGGAGCCGAGCGACAACGCCGAGCGGTTGTCGTCGAGGGGAGACTTGCCAGACGGCGTCCCGTTGCCCCCCTTGCCCGCGCGGTACTTCCACGCGAACAACTGGGGGCAACGGAGGAACGTCTCTGCGCGGTGCCAACCGCGCGCAGACGGGCCGGGGTCGATGAGGATGGGGGTCGTTGTCATCTGGCAAGTATATCCCGGCGGGTCAGATCTGCACATCGCCCTCTTCGATGACGACGCGGCGGAACTTCAGGGTGGAGGTGGTCAGGGTCAGGGACTCGATGCCGAGCACCTCAAACTGCGCACGCACCAACTGAAGGGCCACCTTCAGATCGTCGTTCATCCAAGACGGACTGCCGTTAGTGACAGGCTTCGCCACCTCAACCGGAGCGGACGCCGGGGTCGGGGAGATCGGCTTGTCGCTATGGCTAGCCTTCCGGGCCTCCTCCTCCGCGGTGTAGGCCGCGCGCACCTCAACCGGGACGTCGACCGCGGCAACCGTGGTGATGGTGGCCGGTGGGGAGAGCGTCATCAGCGGCGGCAGCACCGGGTTCACGGGCACCGGCAGCACTTCCGGGTTCGACGGGAGGTTGTAGGTGGCGCACGCCGCGAGGTACTGCTGAATGTTGATCTTTCCCTTGGACTCCGCGTAGGCGAGGCCGCGGCCGTTCACGCTGCCGAGGCCGAACTCCTTGCGGAGGCTCGCCGCGAGCGTCGGGTCAAGGCTGTCGCCGCTGACGTAGTTGCGCTCGGCGGCGTAGGAGCGGAGGAGGAACTCGATCTCGCTGTTCGCGATCCACGGGTTCTCGGCGAAGCAGGCCGCGTAGAAGCGACGGCGCTCCTTGGTGGGGAACGAGGTGCCCATCGGCAGCGGGGTCTTGATGATCTCCGGGAAGCCGGCCTTGGCGATCCGCGCGCTGCTCTCCGCCCACTTCCGGGTGGCGTTCGCGTACGGGAGGTTGGCAGATCGGGCGAGCGCCTGACCGCGGTCGGTGAGCGCGTGGCTCGCCATGTCCGTCAAGATGTAGACGAACTGGACGCTCGTGGGCAACGCGGTCGGCGGGGTGCGGAGATCCCAAGACCAATGGTGGGCCACAAGGAGGCCGTGGCGGGCAAGGTTGCTGGCGAGGGTACCGTGTACGAAGGCGTGCTCGCCTCCGACGACGAGGGTGACGACGGGAGCGGTGCTAGGGGCTGGGGCGGTTGCCATGATGTTCTCCGGGGGGTTCTGCGGAGGGTGGATTACCCGCCGCCTGATGAACGTACGCCCCCCAGCCCCTAGCGTCAATACCGTAGATACAAGAAAGTCACTCATCGTCGTCATCTTCCGCGCCAGCGGTCAGTTTCGAGAGGATAGAGGCCGCCAGTTCCGCGGGGTCTTCCGCCCCAGCAATGACGTCGTTCGCGTCCGTCAGCGCACCGCTGTTGGCCACGCGGGTCGCGCCCGTGATCTTGTCGATAAGGATCGAGGCGACATGCTCGTCAACTGTCCCTTCTGCGATCGCGTAGTAGATGATGACGGGCCTGTCCTGCCCGCGGCGCGTGAAGCGCCCCTCCCATTGTTCCAGTTGCCCCGGTGTGTACGGCAACATGACGAAAAACGCCGCGTCCGTGCGCTGGAGGTTCAGCGACTCGCCGAACGCATCGCCCGTGCCTACCAGCACGCACGGCCCCGGATGTTCCATGTACGCGTCGACCACGCGCTGACGCATCTCTGGCGACGCGTCGCCGTGAGCAGCCCAGATGGTCACTTCCTTGCCGACCGCACGCTGGGTCGCCTCCGCGAACTTCTCGCAGTCCGCGCGTCGGCCGGTGAATACGACGACCTTCTGGCCGCTTTCTATGTGAGCCTCGATCCGCTCGATGACTTTCCGACGCTTGCGGGCGGCCGCTTCCGCGAGCCGGACTTCTAGCACCGCCGTCGGCCCCCGCTTCGTGGCGGCGGCCATTTCGCGCGCCCAGCCGGTGCCAGACTTGTCCTGCTCCTGCGGGGTGACGTAGAACGACTCCCGCCGCTTGGCGGGCAACTGCGCGTGGGTGACGGTGTACTCGACCTTGTGGACGATGCAGCCCATGCGGGCCAGCAGTTCGTCAACGTGGGAGAGGCCGCTGGTGTCGAGGCCGCCGTAGAGGTTGGTGCGGGCGTCGCAGTACCGCTTCACGAACGCGAGCCGCGTGCCCCACGCGCCCGGCTCGATGAGGTCGAACTGCGCCCACAGGTCGTCCACACGGTTCTTCACCGGGGTGGCCGTCGTTGCCAGCCGTCGGGCCGCGGCGCGCGGCCCCCGCGCCGCGGCGGGGGCCAC